TCGATGGCGGCAAGGTAATGGAAGCTGACTTTGCACAGTTAGAGTTCCGGGCTGCTGCCTATTTATCACAAGATGGAGTAGCAATTGATGAAGTATCTAATGGGTTTGATGTACATGCGTATACCGCTAAAGTTATTACTGATGCTGGTCAACCTACGGATAGGCAGTCTGCAAAGGCTCACACGTTTGCACCGCTTTATGGCGCAACTGGCTTTGGGAGAACGAAAGCGGAAGCAAAGTATTACGAACACTTTACAGAAAAATACAGAGGAGTCGCAGAATGGCATACCAGATTGGCTAAAGAGGCTTTAGAGAAACAAAAGATAACCACACCTAGTGGTAGGGAGTTCTCTTTTCCTGATGTAGTTCGTAAGTCTAGTGGTAGGGTGAGTCACTTCACGCAGATAAAAAACTATCCTGTGCAGTCGTTTGCTACTGCAGACATTGTGCCGATAGCTTTATTACACATAGATAATCTACTAAAAGATAAAAAATCTTGCATCGTAAACACGGTGCATGATAGCATAGTTATTGACATTCACCCTGATGAAGAACATAAGGTTATCAATGTCATAGAGCAAACTAATAATGCATTACCTCAACTTATAGCTATGCGTTGGGGTATAAGATTTAATGTTCCTTTGCTTTTAGAAGCAAAAATTGGTCCGAATTGGCTTGACACGAAGGACGTGGCATGATATAACTATGCCTCATTCACTATGAAAGGAGAAATATATGACAACTGAAATAACTACTATTGACCCAAATAATTATGCTGCAATGGCGAAAGCAATGGGTATTGCAAACGAAGGTAGAGGTAAGGGTAAAAGCAGTTCTCTTGCTCGTTTGCGCATTAACCACTCGCCAGTTATGGGTACCGCTGAAGTTAATGGAAAAAGTGTCAACGTAGAAGTAATTCAAGGTGGAACGTATAAGCTAGAGGTTCCTGATGGTCCTACATACTATGCATCGTCTGTAAAGGTGCGTCCGTATGTACAGCGTTATATGTACAAGCGTTTTGTTATGGGCGGTGCAAACTCGTCTAATCGTTACATTAAAACTATCATGCATGATGATCTTAATGTTGATCTGAAAGATAATGATGGTGGATTTAACTGCGGTAAGCCTGCAGGTTATATACAGGACTTCAAAGCGTTACCAGAGAAGACACAAGACTTGATCAAACAGATTAAGCGTGTACGTGTTGTTCTGGGAACTGTTGAGATGACTAATCCTGTAAACGAAAAAGGCGAGTCTATCGAACTTGATGCTACGCCTTTTATCTGGGAGATCGACAATCGTGATGCGTTTAAGATTGTTGGTGATGTGTTCGTGAAGCTGGCAAAGATGAGCCGCCTTCCTGTAATGCATAACTTTGTTGCTAATACTGAAGAGCGTAAGATGCCCAATGGTAATAGCTTCTTTATCCCTATTGTATCATTAAACATCCATGATGTTATAAATGTTACGCCGGATGATAACAATATGTTTACTGACTTTTTAGCATGGGTTGATAACTACAACTCATACATATCAAATGCATGGGCAGAAAACGCTAACGCAAAACTAGAGGATGGTGATGCAGAAGTGTTGGATGACTTGGTTGATATTGAAGTCGATGAAGAGGCAGTGGCATAATGAATCATCAAGCTGAATTGTCGTTGCATCAGTATTTGCAGGATGCGGTTAGCGGTAAGTCATCCATGTCGGATGACACAATAAAGCAGGTTGCTGCCGATGTTGCAGACGCTATGCAACGACAGTTTGGTAGTGGTAAGAGTAGAGGTGATTTTACATTGCGCATGTCTAATGTAGGTCGCCCTACCTGCCAACTCTGGTATGACAAGAATAAACCAGAGGCGGCGATACCATTGCCTACAACATTTGTAATGAACATGATGATCGGTGATATTGTTGAAGCCGTATTTAAAGGATTGTTAACAGAGGCAGGAGTTAAGTATGAAGACACGGACAAAGTTAGCCTTAGTGTTGGTGATGATAATATTTCTGGTTCTTATGACCTTATCCTTGATGGTGCAGTTGATGATATTAAATCAGCTTCAGACTGGTCATACAGGAACAAGTTTAATTCCTATGAGTCCCTTGCAGGTAAAGACGGGTTTGGCTACTTGCCCCAACTTGCAGGGTATGCTAAAGCTACCAACAAACGTGCAGGCGGCTGGTGGGTTATAAACAAAGCTAATGGTAAGTTTAAATATCTATCAGCATCCGGGCTTAATGTAAATGAAGAGATAGATAAGATAAAGAAAACAATTAGCAAAGTAAAGGAGAACAAGTTTGAAAGATGTTTTGAACCAGTGCCTGAAACTTTTCGTGGCAAGCCCACAGGTAATAAAGTCCTTAATGATGGATGTAAATTTTGTAGCTATCGCTTTGATTGTTGGGATAGTCTTATTGAGTTACCTGCTGTGAAGTCGCAGGCAAAAAACCCGCCCACAGTGGCATATGTTGAACTAGCAAAGGAGTATAGAAATGGAGATTGAAGTAAATGAACTCGCAGAGCAAATCAAAGAAGCGGAGCAGCACCTTGCGGAACTTAGGAAGGAGTATCGTGAACGGAAGACTGCAGGTTTACGTGCGGCGATATCAGCGCGTAATGAAGCAGATAAAGTCCTGCGCGAAGAACTACAGGCTTTAGGTTATCGTAACACACCTTTTATTTCATGGCGTGACGTTGGCTAACGCAAAACAATTTAGGGCAGCACGAAAGTATGGGTATCGTAGTGGTCTTGAACTAAAGGTATCTGACTATCTCAAAGAACTAAAGATTGACTTCTTGTATGAGGCAGTTAAGATAGAATGGGAAGACTTAGCGTACAGAACATATACACCAGACTTTGTGCTGTCCAATGGTATTATAATAGAAACAAAAGGACAATTTACTGCAGCGGATAGACGTAAGCATTTAGCTATTAAAAGACAGCATCCTAAGTTGGACATTCGTTTTGTGTTTGAGAGTAGCAGGCGTAAACTTCGTAAGGGTGCTAAATCTACTTATGGTGAATGGTGTATTAAGTACGGGTTTAGGTATTATGATAGGATTATTCCTGAAGAATGGCTAAAAGAAAAGGGTAAAAACAAACACCCAAAGTTTATAAAGTTTGGTGGAACAAAAATAAAAAGGAGATAGACATGGATAATATAACAGATAAAATGGCTATGCAAATGAAAGACGAGGACTTTGTAATACGGGTAAGACCTTTTTCTAATGACGATGGTTCTTGGAGTGGAGAGGTTGATGTAGCCATTATGTATGGTGATGATAATCCTCTAAAAGATGATGACTTTTATCAGGTTCTTCATTTTACAAAAATGATGTGTGCCGCTGTTCCTGTTATGGAAGAGGTAAAAGAATTAAGAAACATTGTGCATGAGTATGTCACAAAAGTTATTGACAATGAGGTTGATATTAATGTAGAACTAGAAGAAGAATCAGATGTAGAAAAAATATATGATGGCAATGTAATACATCTTAACTTCAATAGTAAGACAAGGGGATCAGCATGAGTAGACACGAGGCTTTTATGAAGGCAATGATAGAACACGAGGAGATGCGCATGGCACAAGCAAATAAGCAAAGCGACAATGCTGTTGATATGGTTAATAGTCCACCTCACTATAATCAAACAGGCATTGAGTGTATTCATGCTATTTCTGCTGCAACTGACGAAGGCTTCAAATACTATTTGCAGGGTAATGTTATGAAGTATCTCTGGCGATTTGATTACAAAGACAAGCCACTAGAGGATTTGCAAAAAGCCAAGTGGTACTTGGACAAATTAATCGAAGAGGTAATGGCAGATGGTGAAAGTTAAATTGTTCATTACAATTGAAATTGATGAAGAAGAATATCCAATACCAGCAGACGGACAGGTTGGAGAAGAATTGGAAGACGGCATACGTGAATATTTTTATGATATAGACGGTGCTGAAATTAGAACTATGAAAACACTAACGGAGTAAAGAGATGATTAGCAACCAATTACCTACAGATTACCAAAACTTTATAGCCCTATCACGTTATGCGCGGTGGAAAGAAGATGAGCAACGTAGAGAAACGTGGGTAGAAACAGTCTCCCGTTACTTTGACTATATGGAAAAACATCTTAAAGATAAGCACAACTATGAGTTATCTACGTCCTTACGTGAAGAACTAGAAGAAGCTGTTATTAGCCTGTCTGTTATGCCTAGCATGAGGGCGTTGATGACCAGTGGTCCCGCACTGGACAGATGCCACGTAGGTGGATACAACTGTTCCTACGTACCCGTAGATAGCCCACGTGCATTTGATGAAACTATGTACATTCTTATGTGTGGCACAGGCGTAGGCTTTAGCGTAGAGCGTCACAACATTGAGAAGTTGCCTATCGTGGCAGAAGATTTTTATAAAACAGACACAGTAATTAAAGTAGGTGATAGCAGACCCGGTTGGGCAAAGTCACTCAAAGAACTTATTGCCATGTTGTACGCAGGACAGATACCAGCATGGGACGTGTCAGAGGTACGCCCTGCAGGTGCTAGGCTAAAGACGTTTGGCGGCAGAGCATCCGGCCCACAACCTCTTGTTGAATTGTTTGAGTTTTGTATTCGTAAATTCAAAAATGCAGCAGGTCGTAGGTTATTTCCCATTGAATGCCATGACATCATGTGTAAGATAGGAGAAGTTGTGGTTGTAGGTGGTGTTCGTAGGTCAGCACTCATCAGCCTATCTAATCTTAATGATGACCAAATGCGTCATGCAAAGTCTGGTGTTTGGTGGGATGAGCCAGAAAAAAATATTATACGTGAAGGACAACGCTCTTTAGCTAATAATTCTGTCGCTTATAAAGGAAAACCAGAAATAGGCACGTTCATGCGTGAGTGGTTGTCTTTATACGAATCACATTCAGGTGAGCGTGGTATATTTAACAGAAAGTCTGCACAGGTACAGGCTGCTAAAAATGGCAGACGTGATACTGATCAAGACTTTGGCTGCAACCCTTGCTCTGAGATTATCCTACGCCCTTATCAGTTCTGTAACCTATCTGAAGTAGTCATTCGTGAAAGCGATACAATGGATACATTAAAAGAAAAGGTTGGGCTTGCTACTATACTTGGCACGTTCCAAGCTACACTTACAGACTTTAAGTATTTACGCAAAGTGTGGAAAGATAATACAGAGGAAGAGCGTTTGCTTGGAGTTTCCTTGACTGGTATCATGGATAACGCTATGACATCAACCGCAGGCAATAAGTTGCCCATACTATTAGGCATACTAAAAGATGAAGCTGTTCGCATTAACAAAGCAATGGCAGAAGTGCTTGGCATACCACAAGCAACGGCGGTAACATGCGTTAAGCCTAGCGGCACTGTGTCACAGCTTACTGACGCTGCGTCAGGTATCCACGCTAGGCACAACCCATACTATATACGCACAGTTCGTGGT